AATTTAGAAACGGCTCTACCTAAAAGCTCGTCGTAATAGACTTTCTTAAAAGTAGAGCCGGACAGGGGAAGGTAAAATAACATTTGATCAAACTCAGGTTCGTATTCTGTCATTTGATCCATAAGCTGATAGTTCATAAAATCCTTAACACGTTTTGATTGCTCCTCTTTAGCAAGTGTTGCATCACCTAAAATTTGTGTTCTGACTGGACCATCACTTGGTAGTAATTCTTTATAAGCTGTTGCTTGAAATTGTGTTACCGCTTCTGCTAACACCGGGTGGTTAACACCTGATGCGCCTCTAAACGGTTCTGTTCTTCTCTCGTATTTAAAACCTAATAATTCTAAACCTTCTCTGTAAGACTGTTCCCAGTCTCCTCTTGATTCTTTGTATTCCGTGTACTGATCGTAAAGGGTTGAGCCTAAAGATTGTAATTCACCTGCTCCCATATCTTCAGCTAAATTCGCAAAGTGTCCATCTGATTGTCGACCAGGGACCGTTGTTGGATCGAATGAAACTTCTGCTCCACCTTCTTCATCCATTACAACTTCTGTAGTATCGCTAGTAGCAATTCCTTCACCAGGGATCGCGACTTCTTTTTCTTTGAATTCTTCGTCTTTAATTTCTTCAACTGTGTTGGGTAATGATTTATCTATGCTGTCGACCATATCTCTATCCTATTATTAAATTACACCTTTGACTGAAGTTATACCGTACATACCAGGGTATGTAAAGCCTGAACCTGTTGATCTCTCTAAAGCTCTTTTTCGTTCTTCAGCTTCTCTTTGTTTTCTAACTCTTTCTTTTACAGCTTCAACATCAACGGCCTCTATACCCTCTTGTCTTGGTGTATAAAAATCTGTGTCTAACATTGATTCATCACCAGCTATTTGTTGTTCAGATATAGCTTGTCTTTCAAGAGGAGTCATTTTTAAAAGATCTTGTGCTTCTGCAACTCGACCTGACAAGAAAAATGGTGACGCTAAAATTTCAGCTGTTGTTTTACCTTGTTTTCTCATGTTAAGCATGTTGGCTACCTCAAGAGGTATTGCTGCTAATCCTAAAGCTTTGCCTCCAATCTTTGCAATATTTTTTGCAACACCTGCCGCCTTTGCTAATCTTCCTGTGCCTAATTGCATATTACTATAATCTACTGCAAGAGGGCTTGTTATTTCGGGAATTAATCTTGCAATCATATCAGGAGTTGGAATACCAACTGTAGATAATAACCTATTTGTACCTACTTTATTTTTTAAATTATTAATTACATTTGGATTATCTAAATCTTTTAAAATAGTTTTTAAAGTTCCTGTATTTTTAGGAACTTTTAAAGAATATCCATGTTGTTTATAAACATCGTCCATGGCATCAGAAAGATGACGGCCTTCTCCTATCTTAAAGTAAAATTTAGATTTAGGATTTTTAAAATTTTTATAATCTCCAACAGTTTGGCTTGGAGGCTTATCACTAAACAAAGGAACTGCAACTTTATTTATTCTTTTAAATTCTAGAGCTTGTTTGTTAAAGTCGTTCATAATCTTTAACTGAAATTGTTTTTTACTTAATCCTGATTTGTAATTTTTATAACCAAATTGTCTTGATGGTACTCTTTTTTTAACTTCTTTATACTTTTTATATTCTGAATCAAGATTTTGTAATTTTTCTTCAACTCTACTTTTTGCAGAATCTAAACCAAATCCTTTTGCCTGATTTATTAACTCTTTGTTTATTGTAAGTGTATTAGGTTTAACCTTTCCGCCTTTTATAATTTGACCAAAAACTCCGTATGGATAAGATCCTCTATAGCCAGAAGATGTTCCACCATATATTTCATCTAAATTATAACCTCTAATATTATTAGCTCGTAATTTTTTTGAAATATCTCGTAAAGCTCTGTCTACAAAATTTTCTTTTTGACCTAAAGCAAGAGAAGTTTTTTTACCTGCTGATAGTTTAGGTTGACCTACATAAGCTCCTGCTCTTCTTAATTTTTTAACTATTTTTGGATTACCTTTATTTTTTTCATTAAGCTGTTCACCTAAAATTTGCAGTCTTCTAATTGCACTATTAGGGCTATCGGTTTTTAAAACTACTTGAGCCCTTTCTGTTAAATCTGTTATTACATTTGGACTACCTGTTTTAATTAATTTTTTTATTACAGGATCTTTATTTAATTTTGAAACATCGGCTTTCATTTTAGCTTTTTTAATTTTAGCCGTTGCATCTCCGGTAGCTTTAGTTCTAGATTTTATACCAGCACTTTTAGTTACTGACTCTTTTAATTCTGTAAATTTATCTGCACCTACTGTGTCTTTAATTTCTTTAATAGTGACATACTTTCTTAAACCATTTTCAGGATTATAAAAACTTGTTTTACCTTCTAAAAAATCTCTTAAGAATCCTCTTAAGTGTTTATCTTTTCTGTATATAACATCTACAAGTTTTCCTTTTAATTCTCCATTTTTCCATTTTGTTAAAATCTCTTTAAGCTTTACAATTTTATCAGCTTGAGATTGTCTAAAGCCTTGTGTAGCAAATCCTTTTTTATTATTAGTTCCATAGTAGTGAACGTTAGATTCTACTCTACCACCAACTTTATAACCCGGTCTTATTCTTTGAAGTATAGATATAAATTCTGACATTATGAATAATCAGAGAAACCTGTTCCAGGTCCTCTTGCTCCTGTAGCTTCATTTATTGATGCACCAAAAGTTCCTGCACCTTCACCCAGACCACCTGAACTACCTTGTTGTATATTTTGTTTTGCTATTAATTGTGCAGCAGCTATTTTTTCAGCTTCTTTTCTTGCAAAGTAATCTTCAATTGCTTTTTGACCTGCGGCTTTTAATTGTTTTCCTGCTTTCATAAATTGGTAAGTTGGTGAAAATTGTTTTAACGTTTCAAAAATACCTTTGTTTGCATTAGCCGCAGCATATTCATAATCAAAAACATCTTTACTTAATCCTGTTGGATTAATTCCATAGGCTTCTGTTTCATAATCAAAATTTTTGTTACGTTTGTTAGAAGTAATTCCTCCACCACCATCTCCACTATCTCCTTGCGGTATGATAGGCACAATAGGTTTGACAGCAGGAATACCAGCTGGTGATTGTTGTGTCATCTGTGCGTACGTTTGTGTTTGTGGTGTTGTTGTAGTTGTACTACTAAATAGATCTAAGTAATCTTGTTTGTTTGGAAACTGTGATTGAAGTGTTGGGTTGTTATCATAAGTTTGACTTATGTTTGCCATGCCTCCAACGTTAAATTTATTTCTTTTTTTAAAATCATCAAAGAGTTGTCTGTTACCAGGTCTTTTAATTTTATCACCTGTTGTTATAGACTTCTTACCAAATCTTCTTTTAATTTTTTTAATTGCATCTGTAATACCACCACCGGCTTTGTCTTCTCTTTTCTTCTTTTTCTTTTTTCTTTTTTTCATTAAGCCTTTAACACCAGCATCATCATCATAATAATCTAAACTAGGTAGAGGCATACCTCCTGGTCTTGTTCCTTCGTAAAAAAATGGAAAAGGTAAGTTAGGTGAACCACCATTAGCTTTGTCTTCTCTTGGTTTCTTTTTATCTCTTAATCTTTGTGCAGCTTCTTTGTTTTGTCTATTCATCCTAGCTAATATTTGTGCTTCTGATTCTGATCTAGGTCTTGGTTTAAAGAATGGAGTTATTTTATCTTTTGGAAACTGTACAACTTTTTGAGAGTCAATAGCTTTCTGTCTTGCTTTCATTTTCATTTTTAACAAATCAAGACCTTTAGGCATAACTCCTTTAGCTGCCTTATAGGCTCTGACCATTAATTGTAATGCTTGTAAATATCCCATTAGTAATAGTTATAAGTTTTCTTAGCTTGCGCTTGATCTTTTTCGTCCTCTGGATGCATGATAAAACCTCCCTGTCTAAATCGCATCACGGCTTGAGTCATTGAATCTACTAAGTCATCATTGTCCCCATAGGGAAATGCTGCACACTCTTCTATCACTTCTTCTGCAAATTTTTCATCAGGCGCCCAGATTTGCCCTGACTCAAATAACGGGGCAACGGCGTTTACTCTAGCGTGTTTATCGTTTCCTTTGCTAGGTGTGTAATTTATAACAGGTATCCCCATCTTTCTCAACTCATAAGTTAAGGGTAAGCCAGAGGCTTTACCTTCTATGATAACCGTATCAGGGTTCCAATACTTCCACTGATCATAAGCTACCTTCTTAAGTTCTGGAAACTCTAGTCGTTCTTTGTGAGCATCAAGTAGAATTAGATTCGGTCCGCTGTCCTCGTTCGGATAGAATACGCCCCACGTTGTAATCGCAGAATAGTCAGCGGTTTCTTTTTTGAGGAACGCGGTATCATAAGATTGAATAATGTGTTCTAATTTAGGCACATAACCTTTGTCCCATTCTTGCCACCATTCACGTTTGATGATTGATCCTTCTTCTGCTGTTGGATCTTGCATCCATTGTGCATTCCATTTACCAACAGAGATCGAAGCTTTAACTCCTTCAAGTTCATCTTTCTTCCAATACTCAGGCCACACAGGTTTACCTGATGGAAGAATAGCTGGGAACTCAATGACTTCCCATTGATCTGATTTTAATTCTTTCTGTGCTTTGATCAACGCTCCGGTAAGATCTTTTGTATTCCATCTAGTCATGACAACTACAATAGAACCACCAGGCTGAAGACGTTGTCTTGGTCCTGATGTATACCATTCATAAGCACGCTCCAATGCCTGCGCATTGAGAGCATCTTGTTCTGAATGCGGATCGTCGATAATAAGTAAGTCCGCTCCACGGCCCGTGATGGCCGAGCCAACACCGGCTGCGTAGTATTCACCACCTTGTTCGGTTTCCCATTTACCAGCTGCTTGACTGTCCTCTCTAAGTCTTGTCTTGAACACCTGTTGGTATTCCGCGCTATCAATCAAAGTTTTAGCTTTACGTCCAAAGCGGATCGCTAATTCAGTGGTGTGAGTTGTTTGTATAATCTTAAGATCCGGTTTACGTCCTACCATCCACGAGGGTAAGAGGTAAGACGCAAATTCAGATTTAGTATGCCTA